GGTCTGCCAACTCACGTACGGGGTCAGTAGGTGTCCCCATTTCATTCTTAACATACTTCTTGAGTTTAGAGTCGATCCAGTTGTTGATTACTCCATTTTGAGCATTACCTCTTAGAGCAGTTTGTAAAGATTCAGGTTGTTGAACCCCATCAAGTATGTCATTTCTTATTTGATTGAGGTAGCTTTCTTCTCGTATTGGTTTTTTAAATTGATCAAAAGCACTTAATGAGCTATCAATCCAATTACCACCTTTGTTTTTGACGGCAGACATGATCTGCGGGTTCAAATACTCGGTATTGGTTCCTGGGATCAATGGCTTACCCGCCATAATACGCTCGCCAGCGGCTGAGCCGAGCATGCGACCAGCGGGCGCGAGGGCAGGTAACCCCATCGCCGCGATTGAAACAGGCTCGCCAGATTCGTAACCTGTATTGTACGCCATGCCCGCAGGAGTGAATAAGGAGTTCGGGTTCTGAGGCGGTAAGCCAGTGGCAGAAGCGGCAAAGCCTGTTTGCTCTGGTAATGGGTTCTTACCCGTTAGCATCTCTGTAAATGCAGCGGGATTGGTCAACAGGCGTTGCGCTTGAGCGGGAAGGTTAGCGAGGTAATTAGCAGCCTCATCAAGAGTAGGTAATGAATCCAAAACCGAAGGGCTGGGCGCGGGGGCAGGATAATTGGTTTGATACTGAGGAGAAGCTACTTGAGTAGCGTATTGCATCTCATCAACGCTAGGGGCTGGAACACCCAATCCGCTTTGACCACCTAGCAAGCCAGCCTGCTGCATGGCTGCGAGCTGGGCGTCAGTTATGCCTGTGACGTTTACTGATGAGGACGGATCATTATCCATGAGATTGACCTAAAGGGATTTCTGCAAATTATAGCTCATCAAACGGCATACGGGTTGATTCTGCGCGGTTGGGTCTCATCAACGTACATATCTGAGTTGTCAGGTACGTAGTCAGTAGTGAGGAAGCCCGCATCCCGCAGGTAGCGCAGAGCCTGTGACGTAGCGTCAACGAGGTCATCATGCCTCACCTCTGGGAATGCGCAGAGTTGATTGACGAGTGGATCACACCAAGTCCTATGCACCTTCGCCTTTGTTTCACTCTCGGGCAGGTAGACCAATCCACGAGCAATGATTGGCGAGACGATGTTGAGTCGCTGAGTCTTGTCGGCATGTCCAGGATTGTAAGCACGGACGGGCAGCCCAGCGCGTTGTAAGTCTTGAATGAGTGAGATGCCTGCGGACTTGTCCTCGATCAAAACTAGATCCACCTTCTTCCCGTTACCCCACTCGTCGTCATCGCCGTAGATTGAGCCATACTCCTCAACGACGCGCGGTCTCAAGTCGGGATACTGCATGTGCTCGGTCCAGCAGTCAATGACCATGGCGGACATCGGCTTATCTGGGCTGGGCTTAAAGATGCCGAGTACCACGCAGGCAGTCGGGTCGTTCGCGGTCTTGTCGCTCGTTGCGCAGTCATAGCTTTGCACCACGTACTGGAACTGAGGCAATGGGCGGTCAGCTGGCCAGAGTTTGAACCACTGACGTTTGATGATGCCTGACTCCTCAGGGTCAATCAACTCGGCGTATAGCTCTTGACGTCCCAGCGTTGTTCCTTCGTATTGGAGGATCTGCTTCTTGAACGTCGGTGCGAGGTTATCGATGTTGTCGTACGTCGAGGCTGAGACATAAGCAACGTCATCACCGTCACGAGCTACGAGGTCAACAATGAGCGGCTTCGGCTTTGGAGTCGTCGTGCAAATCAACTTAGGATGCTGACCCAGTCTCATACCGAACTGAATCATGTCCCACGACTCATCAAGGTAGTCCCATGCTGCTAACTCGTCCAGCCAACCATGATGAAACTGCGGACCACGGAAGCGTCCAGGCTCACTGGCGGGAATACCTTTGATGAGCGAGCCGTTAATCAGGGTCAACTCGTTGAGCGATGACTTATAACCGTTGGGCGCGATGATCTCATGCGGTATGACGTTCAGGATTCCCGACTCACCCTCAAAGCAGGTATCACGAACGTCGGCAGACGTGGGCGCGGAGACAAGGTAACGAATGTTCGGCTGATCCCATGCTGTCCACCAGCACTCCTCAGCTGCGGTTCGGGTCTTCCCTGCGCCGCGCCCCGCGAGTAGCAACCAGATTGACCACCAATCCCCTGTGGGTTCTATTTGATGGTTACCTGCCACAGCGAGCCACGCCATGCGCTTCATAACTGCCGCGCGATGCTCAGGGGGAAGGTGGTCTAGCGGATTGGGCTTTGAGAGTTCCCGCTTGACAATCTCAGCAATGTTCATCCTATGATTTTCACGTCTGGGAAGTGTTTACGCACCAACTGTTCCTCAGTCAATCCGTCTTGCGGATAATTGGTATTCAAACCCTTTGAACCCGCGCACCACTGACAATCTTTGACCAATGATTCGTACATACGCTTTCCGTTCGCGCTGCGGATTAATGGATTAAATCCGTTGCACCAATTGTGATGACCGTCGTCCTCGTACATCATTATCCTATCCCGTGGAACTTTTCTACCTTGCGGACGAACTCAAGAGCTTGAGTCGAGAACTCATCCTCCGCTAAGAGCGGTATGTCAAACAATTCTTGAATATCAGCGAACGACATAGGACGCATATTGTCCCTGAATCGCTTCGGATTCTCACACCGACAAAACGGCAGCGTCACTCCCGTCATCAAACCTTGCAGTGGGATCAATCCTCCGCAGTTAGAACATGTGCTCATGATATTCCGTGGAACCGCTCAACAGCGCGGATTGCAGCAAAAGTCAATCCCTGATTCGCGGCAATCAATTCTTCTGCCTCAGTGAACGACATTGGCTTAGTCTTGATTGTCTTTTCTTCTTTCAAATCATGCATGAACGCCAACCCACGCTCAAGCGCGGCGATGTCCTCTATCAATTTGTTCTTCGGCATAGTGTTAAATCCGTCAACTGAAGCATTCTGCATCGGGACAAACCCATCTGGGTGATAATTATCATTGCTCAATTGTCTGCCTCTTTCTGTTTAGCCTCGAGGATTTTTGCCATAAGCTCTTTAGCGAATGTACCTGCTTGTTCTACTTGAATTGGGTCTCCGTCAGGACCGCTCATCTCAATACTTTGAGTCGGCGTTCCGTCTAGGCGGGAGGCTAGCTCCTTGATTGCAGCCATGTCTCCTTCCTCCGCTAATTTGAACAAAGCCTCAGCAATGCGTTCTAATTTCTTAGGATCTTGAACTAGCTTCCTCCGCAGGAGCGCTACAAAAGCTCCCCTTTTTACGCCGTTTTCATTGCCCTTCATACTCTCTGCAATCTTTTGATTTTTCGTAGCCATATACAGTTCCTACCCGATTGATTTCTGAGAATTATCCCTCATTTTTACGTAAAGGCAAAATTCGCTCAATAATGATCTGTTCATCCTTCATTTCTACCCTCGCTTTTCCTTCAGCAATGTCACGCAAAACACCAGTCGTCATCACCAGCATTATTACGGACTTCCTGACCTCAAACTGACACCATACCGCAAAAGCCGAGGCAGAAATTGCCCAAGCCAGCAGGAACAACTCAGCAATACTCAAACTAATTTCCATTATTTATCCCCCAGTAAAGGTGCACCGTCATCATTTGATTTGAAGATCAACTTCATCAACAACTCTTCCCTTGCTTTTCTAAATCTTTCATTAGCCAACTTTTCCATTGTTTGATGCCGAGAAATTGCTCTTGCTTTTTCTTCCTCAGTCCACTCAGATCCATCATTACTTTCAAACTCAAATTTAGTCATTTCATACTCCAACAAAAGTACTCGCCTGATCTCTAGAACAACAGGCAGGCAGGCGAGTTAGAACCCAACAGATACATGCCTCACCACTGGAACGCATGAATGCGATTCCAGGGGAGTTCCTGAATGGTAATTGCGCTGTGGTTTTTACTTCAGGTAAGTAAAACCCAAAAGTAGCAACAAAACTATAACCCATTAGGTTTAGAACTCGCCTGAAGCAGTTCAGGTAAGTGCAGGCAGGTTCAGGCAAGTTAAGTTTAATCATGGTAAGCCCAGTTACCAAGGGTTCTGACCAATCTGGCGTTTCTATGTATACCAAATTCCTTACATTGTTCAGGAGTCGGCACAATTCTTTCTACCATTCCGCGGTCAATCATGGTTGAAAATATATGTGGAATATTACTCTTGTCTCCCGCCACTTTTGAGTCTGTTATTTCCCCGTAAGTGCATCGTCCTAGGTCTTGAATCTGAGTGTTGATGAACTTGATTATTCGGCGAGCTGCATCGTCCGCTTTATTCTCAGCATTGACTACCTCGCGCTCCTTCTTACTGGAACTGACTAACTCAACTGAATAGTATGGAGATGACTCGTTAATGTCTCCGTAGCGGTTCT